CCTTACCAAGCATGGCATTGAACATCAGTTTTGGGAGTTGTCAGGGGATTCCTACGTAGACAGAGCCAAGAACACTCTCTTCAACAAGTTCATGGAAGACCCCGAGAATACAGACATATTCATGATTGACTCGGATATGCAGTGGGATCCATGGTCTGTGCTGCGCATGTTGATGCAACCAGAAGAGATTCTGATGGGAAGTTATCCGCAGAAGAATGCCTGGGAAGTATGGACTGCTCAACCGGAGACGGTTCTTGAGAACGGACATCATAGACCTGTTGGCAGGAACCTCCCAGATGGTTCGGCCATCATCAAAGCCGCCTATATATCAGGCGGATTTATCCGAATCAAGCGATCTGCTTTGGAAAAATATAGAGAGCATTTCAAGGATAATTTCTACTACGACCCCGCAGCAGACCCAGGTTGTCCCGAGCGCAAGTACATCGAATATTTCTGTTGTGAGCGATTCCCCATAGGTGAGCAGATGATGCGCTGGGGAGAGGACCGTGTGTTCGGTAGGAGACTAAAGGACATCGATGTAGAGCCCTGGATCTATCCCAATATCCAGATAGGGCACTACGGCATCAAGGGCTGGACAGGTAATTATGACCAGTTCCTACGCAAGCAGAAAGAACCTGAGAAGGCGAACACTACATGACCACAGCATCGGACATCATTAGCAGGGCAGCAAAGGCGATCGGCTACCTTGGCAGGACAGAGGTGCTTAGCGCAGGGGATGCCAACGATGGTCTGGTAGCCTTTAATGCCATGCTGGATTCATTTAGCAATGAATTCCTGATGTCCTATGTTCGTCTTGAGAGGAGTTTTCCACTTCAAGTAAATAAGCAGACCTACACCATCGGCACCACCACCTTGCCGGTGCCTGATATCAATGCCACCAGGCCGAGCAATATTCTTAGCGCATTCGTCAGGGATTCGAGTCAGATAGACTATCCCATGACGGTGGTGTCTCAGGTGGAGTGGAATTCCATCGGTCAGAAGAACATCACCAGTCAGATACCGGATACGTTGTTCTATGACCCGCAGTTTCCGCTGGGGGTTATCAATATCTTCCCCCTGCCGTTGCTGCCGTACTCAGTGTATTACGATTCCACCCTGGATCAGGTAGACGCTTCTACTTTGGTCACGGCCATCAGCATGCCAGTAGGATATGAGCGTCTATATGTGATGAATCTCGCTCTAGAGCTGCTCAACGTAGGCTTCCCCAATATGCTCTCGGAGTCACAGTTTGCCGTGCTCTCCAAGAATGCAGCAGAAGCCAAGGCCAATGTGAAGCGGGTGAACATGAAGGAAGTGCTGGCTAATTACGACCCAGCCATCGTCAGCAGATCTGATGCAACCTATAACATCTACAATGATTCCAGCCCGAGGGCCGATCATTGAAAGTTCAACTCTTTGGCGTGGGAGTCAAGAGCATATCCCCAGCCATCACAGCGCAGCGCAGGATCAACTGCTATGTTGAACCACGCCAGGAGCATGAAAAGACCACCTACAGCCTGGTACGGCGTCCTGGGCTGAATCCCTTTGTGAGTTCGTTGGGAGCCAATCCCGCCAGAGGTATCTGGGGGGTTAATTCTTTGGCCTCTCCCCTGTTCTTTGTGGTGGTATCCAATAACCTGTACTCGGTGGATAACGGCGGTAACGTGTCCTCCATCGGGACCATCAACACTTCGGCGGGTAATGTATCGATTGCTGATGACGGGCGCTATCTGGTGATTGTGGACGGCCAGGACGGCTGGTACTACAACATGCAGGCCCCCGCTGGATTAATACGTATCACAGATGGAAACTTCACCACCAGCCCAGCCTATGTGACTTGGCAGGATACCTACTTTATTGTGGTGAGCGGTAAGAGTAATCAGTTTCAGCTAAGCAAGAACGCAGACCCGAGCACATGGCCTGCTGTACAAATTAACTTCACCGGTTCAGCGCCTGGCTTTTTGAAGGCAGGGCTGGCTGATCACTCCATTCTCCAGCTCTTCGGGGATTTTTATACGGAGTATTGGCAAGATGCAGGAACACCAGACTTTCCTTATGCCGTCATTCCTGGGGCCGCTGCTGAGTTTGGGCTCGCTTCTGCCTGGTCTTTGGCTAAGTTTGACGGTAAATTGGCTGGCCTATTCCAGTCGAAAATGGGCGGTGTCTCGGTAGCCATCGTTACGGGCTTCCACCTCACCCCAATATCCAATGCAGACATTGACCAGATACTGTCTGGATACGCTGTCACCGGCGATGCGATAGGCTACGGCTTTAAAGAGAATGGGCATTCTTTCTACGTCATATCCTTCCCCACGCAGGGGGCTACCTGGATGTATGACGCGAATTCCCAGATCTGGAGTGAGCTGCAAGGTAACCTGGGGGCTAACTTCACGGGCCGCTTCTTTACCTATTTTCAGACCAATTTACTGGTGACGGACGCCAACAGCGCCAACATTTATTCATTCAGCCCTACCACCTACACCGACAACGGCACCATCATGCCCATGGAGGTGTGGAGTAAGCACATCTGGCAGGATGATAAGTACATCGGTATCCCTCGCATACAGATAGACGTACAGGCTGGGGTGGGCCTTGCCGTAGGGCAGGGCAGCAATCCGATGCTTGACCTTCAGGTGAGCAAGGATGGGGGCAATACATTCATGTCCATAGGCTTCTCGAGTATAGGGAAGGTAGGGGCCTACACGCAGCGTGTGATCTGGAATGGATTGGGGGCAGCTCGGGATTGGGTGTTGCGTTTGCGCATCACGGACCCGGTGAAGTGCGTCATCACGGGCGCTACCGCCGAGATCACAGGGGCCAAGTTCTAATGCCTATCGCAGGCCCCAACATACAGATGCCATCATCGCGCTCTCCGGTGGTGAATACGGAGCAGAACATACAGAGGGACTGGGCTGCATTCATGCACTCAGTCCAGCAGACAGTTTTCAACATTACGAGAAGCGGGCCTACGGTCAGCAGACCTACTTCTAAGCTGGAGGGCCGCTTTGTGGGGATGCCTTACTTTGATACCACGTTGGGGTATGAGGTGAGGCTCAAGTCAGTGAATCCAGATGTTTGGGTGCGATGGGATGGGACGCCGGTATGAATGATAATGAATGGGCTGTGGAGAAGGTGGATGAAATCGCAGGAGTGTACTTGCGATCTATTCTCCTAAAAAAAGCGGGTGTATCGGTTCCGCAACACGCACATCCATATGCGCACGCAACCTTATGCGCAAGTGGGTCAGCCAATGTCCATATGGGGATGGACTTCAAGGGGCGCATGAATGCTGGGGATATTATGGAAGTACCCAAAGACATCTCGCATACTTTCACGGCTCAGGAAGATAATACGCGACTGGTTTGCATTCACAATACCAAAAGCGCTGAATTCATCAAGGCCCATGGCTTATGAAAAACTTTCTCCATGTGGCGAGCAACATAGATGTATTCCCAGTGCTGGCGGAATTACACCAAAACCAGGATCTATGGGACAAGGACCACTGGCGCACGGACAAAGCTATATTCAAGAGTACGAGAGATATATGGCTTCGGTACACATCGGACTATGGTCAGTTTCGGGAGCCCCATTTTCCAGTCTGGTTTGGGGCGTATCAAAAGCTCCCCAACTTGCGACCTATCATTTTCTCTATGATGGCGAGAATGCAGGCTACTCACTTAGGTGGAGTTCTCATTACCCAGATCCCCCCGCATGGAGAGGTGCTTGCGCATGTTGATGACTCCTGGCACGCCAAGTTCTACAACTGCAAACTCTACCTCGTCCTGGAGACTAACCCGCAAACCGTTTTCCGCGTTGAAGAAGAAGAAGTGCGCATGGCGGTGGGCGATGTGTGGCAGATCAACAACACAAAACTCCATAGCGTGAAAAACGATGGGGATACCAACAGGACTACGTTAATCGTATGCCTGAAAACTGAATAGGAGTTAATTATGCCTTGGGGTGCAGCAATTGGAGCAATCGGGGCTATTGGTGGGGCCTACCTTTCCAGCGATGCTTCTCGCAGCGCGGGGAATGCTCAGGTGGATGCCGCTAACCAGGCTAACCAGTTACAGCGCGATCAGTTTAACCAGACATCCAGCAACCTGGCCCCCTATCGACAGGCGGGTACGCAGGCCTTATCAAAGCTTCAGGGCATCATGGGTCAGGGGCCCGGGGGGTTGTCGGCAGTTGAGGGAATGGTCGCAGCAGATCCCTCCTACCAGTTCAATTTGTCACAGGGTCAGCAGGCCATCGATAAGGCTGCCGCAGCCAGAGGAAACTTCTATGCCCCACAGACTCTGCAAGATCTTGGGAAATACTCCCAGGGCCTGGCCAGCAATGAGTACGGGAACATCTGGCAGAGACTCTTCAGCGTAGCGGGAGCGGGACAAAACGCCGGTGTGCAGCAAGGTGGATTCGGTGCGGGAGCTGCTGGAGCGATGGGTAACAACACCATGCAGGCCGGTAATGCGCAGGCCGCAGGCATCATCGGTCAGAATAACGCCTGGACTACCACACTGTCTCAGATAGGGGGATTGGTTTATAACCAAGCCAATAAACCCAACTTTGGGCAGTATGACCCCTCTATAACTGGAGGGGGTATGGGAAGCGGATGGGATTCCGGTAACTCACA